ACAATGAATCGCGCCCCCGGTAGGACAAAGCAACGGGTTCCGAAATAGACCTCAAATCTGAAGGGCTCATATTTGATGTTTTAGGGTGTGTTTTAGGCTTTAACAGGGTGCGATGTAAAACCCTAAAAACCTAATAAAAACAGCTATTTATGGGCACTGAGAAGAATAAAAATTTTCATAGGGCTTGTAAAATGTTCCCCCGGGTGTTACTATCTTACCTATGGCTACTATTAACTACATAGGTAAGAAGGAATTTGCTGAATTATGCAACGTAAGCCCGGGAGGTGTGACAAGGGCTATTAAATCGGGGCTGGTTCAGGTGTCACATAACGGGAAGATCAACCCCCAGCTGGTTAAAAACCTTAAATACAAGGTAACCGCGAGGGAAAGGGCCAAAAAAAGGCCACCTACCCGTTATGAAATGAAAAAGCAGTATGAGGAGATCGCTAGAGGAGTCAAAAGTGAACTCCAGGAAGAACAGATCATGCAAACTGAGGTTCTCTCTAAGACTGCTATAGAGATCGCCCGTATCCAGGCGCAGACCACTAAGTTGAACATGGACATAGCTGAAAATACTGGAAGGTTGATACTGAGGGAGATCGTTGCAAGCTATTTTGGTCAATTGGCCAGTGTGTTCACGAGTTTAGCCCATCCGATGGGTCAAAGGATCGCCCCTGCTATCGCGGATGTGATGGATGTGGAAGACCCAGAGATCATTTTGAAGATACAGGATCTTATAGATAAAGAAAATGAGAGGATCATCAATGAAGTGAAAAGGGTGACCGCTGATGCAGATACAGGGGAATAAATACTCCTTCAGTATGGACGAGAGCCAGATGAAGCTTATGCGGGCTTTTATGGACGAGCAGGTCCATGCCTTACCTTCTCACATATCTAAGCTCTTAATATCGGAATACGCGGAAAAGAGGATCCTGCCTGCCGGTTCCCCCCGTCCCGGTCCCTGGGACAATTCTATAACCCCCTATACTGTGGAAACCATGGACAATATGAGCCCCTCCAGTCCTGTACAACGTGAGATTATATTAAAAGCAGCCCAAGGGGGTTGGACAGCCCTTGCTGAAAATATTCTTTGTTATTACATGGATGAATATCCTACGGATGTGTTGTTTTTATCAGCTGGTGATTCAGTATTGGAACGGTGGGCCACCAGGCGACTGGAACCGGCTATTGATTCCTTCAATATGCGTCATAAGTTAGTGCTGGCACACAATGCAGGTAACAGCTCCAGGCGGTCAGCAGATAAGACATTTAGCAAAGACTATTATGGCGGCCGGTTGGACATGGCTTCTGCACGGTCATCCGGTAAGATGTCCGCTACTGATAAGAGGGTGTTGATACGGGATGAGGTTGACCGTGTACCGAGTCAGCTAGCCACAGGTGAGGGCTTTTGGATGGATGTCTCCTGGGCCAGGACCAACTCCTGGTCGGACAGACGAAAAGTCATGGATTTTGGTACACCCACCACATACGAAAAATCTGAGATGTGGAAGGCGTATTTACTGGGGGATCAAAGAAAGTTTATGGTCCCCTGTCCGATGTGTGGCACATTTCAGGTGTTGGAATTTGGGTCTGAAAAGTCCCAACATGGGGTAAAACCTGTTTATGAAGGTGGGACCCTTGTATCGGCTGTATATATGTGTGAACATTGTCACGATGCAATAAGGAATCCCCAGAAAGCTAAGATGATGCAACAGGGGTATTGGGAACCCACAACGAGGACTACAGAAAAGTTTTGGGTAAGTCGCCACTGGAACAGTTGTTATAGTCCGTTCATGCCATGGCGGGAGATGTACATGATGTACACCAAGGCCAAAGAGGAACGGGACGGTATGAGGGCATTTGTTAACTTGTTCGAGGGTTTACCGTACAAGGAACAGGGGACCAGGCTATCAGCAACAAGGATTATATCTTTGCGCTCAACGTATAAATCAGGTCATATACCAGAGGGGGTTTTATTTACAACAGTAGGTGTTGATATTCAACAGGGTTCAGAAAGTGACCCAAACAACCCACCACGTATAGAATTAGAGGTTTGTGGACATGGTAAAAACTACAGAACATGGAGTATTAAATATATCAGGATAGAAGATTCAGTAACTGATGCTCATTCGGGTGCCTGGCAAGTGTTGTTTAAGTTGATAGAGAATGGAGAGCTTAACTTTGAGAATAACGGTGGTGTGGAGTTTAAACCTGTCAGGATTTTTATTGATTCAGGTTGGTTATCCCATGTAGTGTATTCTTTTGTCCAGAGAGTCAGGGGGGCCTTTGCTGTAAAAGGCGAAGGAAATAATTATAAACCTGACAATACAAAAGATGCAAGAAAAAATAATAGTGACCGTAGGTATAAAATCTCTAAGAATGTCAATGAGACTAAGCTATATCTTATAGCTACTAACGAGTATAAGAGGATATTGAGGTCTGCCCTTATGAAGCAACGAAGTATCAGGGGTAAAGAGCAGCCTGCTTCATTCTGTGAATTTCCAGAGGATTATGATGCTAAGTATTTTGCAATGTTGAATGCGGAAGAGATGTTATCCGATGGGTCCTTTGAAAGCGGGGGACGAAGGAATGAAGCTACAGATTGTAGGGTATATAATCTATGCGCAGCTGAGGTATATTTAAATGATAATGTGGGTGTCATACGAGCAGTGTATCGAAAAAAAGGGTATAATGAGAGGGAGACTTTGAACCTCACCAAGGAGCATGTATTGGTTAAATTGGAGAAAGATATTGACAACAGAGCTAAAAGGTTGGTAGGGTAGGGTAGATCTGAGTGATTCAAAAAGTAGCCAAACTCCATTTTTTATCTTGTCCCGGTACCCTCTATTCACTCTATGAGGGTACCTATTTATAATAGGTGGAGGTAGTTAAGAGGGAGGAGGACAGGATGTGAACATTTAAATAACTACACAATACTTCCGTTTATAAATAATAACTACACTTTTTTCTTTACTTTTCCCTACATATGATACCAAGTATGATATGTGAATACATATATAAAAAATAATCTGATTGCAAGGCTTACACGGATTGAGACCGCTATTGAAGCCGCTGAAACAGGCATTCTCGAGATGTCCGCTGGTACCATAGCCAGTTTTGAACTTGATACAGGTGAAGCGGACCAGAAGGTTATTTTTACCAATATATCCACATTCCAGAGGTACTTAAACGGGATGTATGCTATGCAGGAATTGATTGTAAGGCGTTTAACCCATACTACTGTAGTGTCTCAAAAAGTCAGGCGTAAGCCATGATAGGATTTTTTAACAAAGGTAAGAGGCTGCAACAGGAGCTTGATGTAGTAAGGGCTAAGACCCAGTTGGTTAAGGCGCAGATAAGTAAAAAACAGTTTTCTTTGTCCCATGCTGTTAAATTAACAGGTGGCAGTAAAACCCCAGGGGGGTTAAGCTCATCAGGGATAGTAAGACTGTTTGATCATAAGGTCCTTAGGCATAATGTACGTGATGCGATGTTTGACAGTCACGTTGGCCGGGGTATCGCTACAAGATTTGCGGATTCAATCGTAGGTCGTGGTGTCAAGTTGAAGTTGGAACCGAATGCAGCTATCCTGGGCATGGACTCCATAGAGCTTGAAAAGATAGCTGAACGAATATCTGCAAAGTTTCACTTGTGGATGATGTCTAAGGATTCATCTTTGGATGGGGTTAATAATGGCTATCAGAATCAATGGTTATATGCATTCTCACAGCAACGTGATAATGATATGTATATTAAGTTAAGTTATGATAGAAAAGACAGGACTTTAATAAACCCCCTGCAGCAACAGTTTATTGATCCGGATCAGTTGGCAGGTTATTGTTATACCTCTACCGATGGAGTAACACCAGGAGCCAACTGGGGCATAAAATACGATAGTAAAGGCCATGAGAGGGCATATAATTTTTTAGTGGAGAATAAAGAGGGGGGCATGGATGAGGTATCTATATCACGTGTAGGTAAACGTTCAGGTAGACGATATATTATCCATGCTTTCAGGCCGGAGTATGCTGGTCAGAAACAGGGTTTTCCTTTATATTCGCATTTACTCCAGGAGATGGAGGACATAACCACACTTAAATCTTCGCACCTGCAAAAGGCTATAAATCAAAGCTCTTGGGGGTTCTATACTAAACCCAGCAAAGATGCAGCGGCAAGTGGTGGGTTGTCCGATTATTCAAAAGAGAGTGTGGAGATAGTCAAGGATTTTTTAAATGCCGGGGAGGTTGATGATATGTCAACCGACCAGTTGAACAATTTTACAGCTGAGGTATTAGAGGAGTTTACTATCCGTAATCCCGGGACATTATGGCACACAGGCTTAACAGCTGGTGAAGATATGAAGGCAGTTGAACAGACGGCCCCAGCGGACAAATTCGCTGAGTTTTTGGATTCACTTGTATCATATATGTCCTCATCCAGTGGGATGCCTATTGAGGCTCTTAAAATGCAGTTCAGGAATAACTATAGCGCGTCCAGGGCTACATTGGTTCTTATGTGGCGGATTGTAAATATGTGGCGGGCGGAGATGAACACAGATTACCTTAATGTTCTTGTAGAGATGTTTTTAAGTGAAGAGATCGCGGCGGGCCGTGAAAAATTACCGGGCTGGTCCGACCCAAGATTAAAAGCAGCCTGGTTATCTTGTCGATGGATAGGTGATTCTATGCCTAACATTGACCCTAAAAAAGAGTCCGAGGCAGCATTAAACCGTGCATTGTTGGGCCAGGAAACACTTGACGATGGTGCTTTGCAGCATAATGGTTCTAATGGTGCATCTAACAGGGCCAAATTGGCAAGGGAATATAAAGAGTTGGTATTGCCACCGTGGCGGGAGACAAAGAAATGAAAAATCAGTTAATGTTAATAGATAAGCGGTGGTATGGGGAGTACCTTGCTGCCCGTGCTAAATTAGAAGCTACAGGAGATCCTGCCCGTGATACAACCCTACATGATGAAAAGAGTATTTTGTCCCTTGGTTCGGATTCGGCTGTAATTGATATAGAAGGTCCCTTGTCACTGGAAGGCCCGGATGAGTGGGATAGATACTTAGGACACGGGGGGGCTAGTTACCTTGAGATTGAAAGGGCTGTATTGGATGCACATAGGAGTTTGCCAGAGAGGGCGGAAATAAGGCTTAATGTCAATACTCCGGGCGGGACCCTGGAGGGCCTTGAGCGTACTGCGGAAGCTATTCGACAGGTTGCTCAATATCGTCCAGTTAACTGTACCAATACAGGGATGATGACTAGTGCAGGTGCTTGGTTAACTTCCGGTTGTACCAGTATTGAAGCGAAGGACCGGACTTGTTTGTTTGGCAGTATAGGGGCCGCTCTGACCATTACCAGTATGAGCGGTATACTTGAGCGAATGGGCATTAAGATTACAAGCATCACTAACAGGGCGTCCCCTGATAAACGCCCGGATGTAGATTCTGAGGAGGGTAGAGGGGTCTACATAAAGGAACTTGATACAGCCTATGACATGTTCCTGGGTACGTTAGATTCAAATCGTAAAGGCAGATTAGATAAGAATAAACTTGAGGCTCTTAGAGGGGCCGTAGTTTTTAGTGAAGAAGCTTTAAGTGTAGGATTAGCAGATTCAATTGTGACTCCTGCCTTTGGCATAACTAACCAGAAAGGGGATAACATGAAGTTATCAGAATTGTTTGAGAAACACCCGGAATTAGCGTCAGAGGTGGAGCAATTAGTCTTAGACGCCAAGGCAGAGGGTAAAAAAGAGGAACTTGCACTTATTAAGGAGCGTTCAGATTCAGTACAGAAATATCTTGAATCAGATGCATATCCTACCCGTGTGAAAATGGCATGTGCTGGTGTTATAGAAGGAACCCGTACTCTTGCAGGAGTCCAGGACCTTGTAGCAATGGTAGATGAGCAAAAAGAAAAAACTAAAGTTAAAGACGATGAGTCACAGGCGGAAGTACCTGCGGTTGCACCTGCTAAATTAACCGGTGAAAAGGATCAAATGGAACTTGACGCTGAAAATGGCCTAATTTTAGGCATTTTATAAGGAGGTCCGTTATGGCCATACAGGCAAGAGAAGATAACACTTATCGGTCCCTCATTGTTAAAGGAGAGGCTAAAGTAGACGATAGCGCAACGATGGTTAAAAATACCAGTGCTACAAAAGACATTGTGGATAACACAGTGGTATACAAGGACCCTGCAACAGGTTTGTGGTCCCCTTATATTAGTGTAGTAGCTACCAATGGATCAGAGTTTCCAAGAGGTATTTATAAGGGAGACACTATTACAATTGCAGCTATTAAAGCCGCAAACGTAACAGGCCTTAACATAATCGTTGGTGGGCAGGTAGAAGTTGATTCCAGTATGCTGATATTCGAAGTTGGTACCATAACACTGGCTTCTGAAATTACTAATCAGAATTTAACAGTTAAAGATGCGCTTGTTGAATTGGGCATTTTTCCAAAAGCGGTGAATTTTATTTCAGCGTTAGAAAACTCTTAGGAGGTAGTCATGGGAGTAGGTAACTTAACGGGTAGTGTAACCCGAAATCTTGCACCAATGTTTGATGAGTCGAAAATGAACAGACCAGCATTAAATTGGTGGGCCTTTGTCGGCCGTGGGGGCGGTTCGTTACAGTATAACAAAGACGTTTCAGAGGTAGAATATGATATTGTAAGAGGCAATCGTAAGATGGCCAAATTGGTTCATCGTTCCAACGTGGTAACAGGGGCTCTAGGTCCTAATCAGGCTATGACTAATTTAGGGAGTTTTACTTCTGTATCAAGGGCCTTTCCTTTG